TCAGGCTTGAATACCTTTATCGAATCCCGGTAATAAAAACTGTCCCTGTCTCTCCAGACGTTCCAGCTTTGCAAGCAATTGAGGTTTTTTCGTTCTCCCCCAGCGATTGAGCAGACGGCCTGACATGCTGGCGACATCCTTCTCTTTCATGTACTCCAGCATTACGGCGTTACGTTCTGCTTCATAACTTTCGCTGTACTTACGGAGTTCTGCTGACATCCAGTTAAACGCATTGATATAGGCTTCTTTAACAGCATCGGCTTTTGCCCCGTTAAATCCCATAACCAGCATAACGAAGCCACTAAAGTCCATGCGGTAGTAAATCTGTTTCTTGTCAAAAATCCCTAAGTCATTGATTTTCTCGACGGCCCAAAAATGGGTTGTCGAGAATTCCTCAGAACATCTCAAACATTTAATAGCCCTAATCACATGCTGATGGCGTTTACCAAATGCCCTGGCAATCTGGAAGGTGTCAGTTACCGGTTGACCTTCTGCTGCGGTAACTAACTGGCGAAAGTCGAAGTCATGATTCGCAATTAATTCATTCATGGCGTTGCCTGCTTCTTTGAAATGAACCTTTGCCGCACAGGAAACCAGCCCACCGAGGCTCGCCAGCACTAACTGGTATCCTCAAAGGCCCATTCCAAAGGGTCAGGTTCGGTGTTTATTGTGCGCTGCGGTGCGCGGTGAAATACCGGTACAAAAATGCCCCGCATCTGCGAGGCATTTTCCTGAAAGTCACTTGTTAAATTTCAGTGAAATTAAAATTATTTTAAGCACTGCGTCCTGATGTATTCCTGCAGGTAGTTAACCTGCGCGGTTATCTTGTCGATTCCACCTCGGAGACGGTAATAATTGAGTTCAGCATCTGCTGTAAGTCCTGGGCTTTCTCCATCGCCCATGCTGCTGGCTCCGGTCGTTGACTTTGCACAGGTGGCGGAGACTTGCAGGCGCTTACGCCCAGCAGAAACATCAGCACGGAGACTTTCGATAGTCGCATTAGCATCAGCAAGCTCCTTTGTGTATCTGGCGTCGAGTTCTGCTACATCACGTTGACGCTTCTGCATGTCAGCGATGATGGATGTGGCTTTGTCGCGCTGGTCTTTGTAGGCGATGGCGTTATCACGGTAATGATTAACAGCCCATGACAGGCAGAGGATGATGCAAATAACCAGAGCGGAGATAATCGCGGTTACCCTGCTCATTGCTGCCCCCACAAACAGACTTCACGCTCAATATCACGACGGGTCATCAGCCCTTTCCATTGCTTACCGCCAGCGTATGTCCAGCGACGTAGCTGGTCACATGCGCCTTTGATATCACCCTGGTTTATTTTGCGAAGAAGCGTCGATGTTCTGAAATTACCAGCGCCCACGTTGTAAACGAACGAGTAAAGAGCGCCGCGCGTTGTTTCCGGTATATCGACTTTGATGTACGGGTTAATTTGTCTGGCGACCGTGGCAAGGTCTTTATTCAGGAGGGCTTTGCATTCTGCTTCGGTATACGTTTTACCGGGAATGATGTCTTTTCCGGTGTGTCCGTGACATACAGTCCATACGCCAACGATATCTTCGTATGGTATGTAGCTGACACCTTCCAGGCCATCGTCACCACTCGGACCAGTGATGAGCACAGACGCTATGGCAACAGCCCCACCACCAATAGCAGCAGCAACAGCCTTGCGTAATGATGGCGACATTATTCACCTCTCGCAGCCTTACGCTTATCTTCTTTAATCTTGAAATAAAGGTTTGTCAGATACGTCAGCAAGCCAAACACCAGGCTACCCAATACGCCTATTGCCACCCACTGGGATGGGGAGACTTTGTCCAGCAACTGCAGTAGCCAGTATCCCGTCCCCACCGCTGACGTGGTGTATGACACACCTGTTGTTATTTTTTCCATCTGGTACATACCCCGTCTCCCGTTATCCGGAAGCTGACAACAATAAAAAGCCACCAGTTAATTCCTGATGGCCCTGATGCATAAACGTCATAATACCTGACTGTTATGATTGACAATAATGATAATGTTTATATAGAAAGGTTCCCGATGTGTGTTACATATCATTTCTCCACGGGGAATATCCCCACGCCAGCGCAGACTCTTTTACCCGTTCTCTTCTGCGCTGGCTCTTTTTTATTATGCTGCTGCATTTACCTCTGGCACCATGCTTTCTATCTCAACACAATACGTGGTACTTCTTGTAACCAATATCATAACGATTAATCGACATAGAATTTCTCCCGTGTACAGGAACAGAGTTAAAAAGCCGGAACCGGAATCAAATCACAGGATGACCATCTGCCAGTGGCAGGTCATAAAAAAAAGGCCGCGCCATGCGCAGCCAGAACTCACAAGGAAAATGATAGAAGGAAATAACATTAGTGATGTACGCATGGCGCCTCCCGCTAAGTTCTGCAATGATCAAACAGAACTCGCTACGTGCCCTTAAAACTCGATCATTTAGCCCCTCCAAGGAGGATTCACCATGCGGTTGATTTTTTAATAAACAGTAAACAAAAAAGTCAAGAATTATTCATTCTGTTCTTTCATCATCGGCCACAGCAATACCACAATGCCGCAGACCAGAGCGCCATCAGTCAGTACCAACATTATCCTGCTGGTGAAATCCATCATCACCATCACTAAAAGCAGGATCACAACAGCAAGCAGACACAGTTTATAAAACAATGTTCAGAAAACGCATTCAGCATGCCTAAGGTTCTATTCCTACGAATAGCCAACTTGCAACTTAAAATATTATTTATGCAGCCAATTAAATTCTGGTCCTTACAATATCAACCTGAAGATTCTTATCTTGTGCTGATTGATAAATGACAAACCTTTTACTACCTGCATTGAAAGAAGTAGACAAAACCAGACAATTATCATAACGAGCAAGAACATAATACCAACCATCATTATAATTAATCATTTCATATTCTTTCTTAAACTGCGGTTTGTAATATCCTGTCAGAAATGAAAAAAGCCAGAAATATGCCACAAAAGCAATCATCACAATCTCAAAAAAATGTTTTTTTATAAATGGCTTATCATAGAAGCATGATACCGATAAAAATCGCCCATAAGATCTTATCGAAATTGTAACCGCCAGCGCAATCGCTGCTGACAGTAGCAAAAGAGGTACCTGAATCTTCTGTCTCAATATAGAAAACTCAATAATTGCCGGCACAAACAATAATTCCACAGCAAAATAAAGGCGAAATACATTTAGCTCTTGCATAGAATGTTTTCTTTTCACTGCGAAAAAGAATACAACACCAATACCCCAACCGATAAGAAATATAGCAATGACGATAACTGCAAAAAATAAACTTCTGGCAACATCATCAACACCTGCACCTACAATCCACCATGGGAAGCCGTAGTAAAAAGAAGTACCCCATCCATAGAAATAAGCACTCCCCCATCCAAGGCATCCCATGTAGGCAATAAAAAGTGAAGAACTCCTGAGCAGCGCACCATCCTTCATAACCACCCCAATACAAGATGATAACATTGGCTTACAACTCATAACAAAAGCAATTCAATGCCGTCAAGAGGTTACAGGCTAAAAAACTCTATTACATTGCAGTCAGCATGTTTACTACACAAATACAATTCAGAGCATAAAAACTACTCGGCGGCAGGTTATTGAGACTCATCAATGACATGTAAAAAACGCCCATTATTGGTGTCAAGTTTCCCCAAAGTTATTCAAAAAGTCAATATTATGCCGTTAATATGTTGCCATCCGTGGCAATCATGGCGCTAACGTGTGATCGCATTCAAAATGTTGTCTGCGATTGACTCTTCCTTGTGGCATTGCACAACCAGAGCGTCATACAGCGGCTTAACAGTGCGTGACCAGGTGGGTTGGGTAAGGTTTGGGATTAGCATCGTCACAGCGCGATATGCGGCGCTTGCTGGCATTCTTGAATAACCGACGCCTTTACATCTTCCGCACTCTTTCTCAGCAACTCTCCCCCACAGCTCTGTTTTGGCTATATCAACCGCACGGCCTGTACCGTGGCAATCTCTGCATCTTGCGCCCGGCGTAGCGGCACTACGGCAATAATCCGCATAAGCGAATGTTGCGAGCACTTGCAGTACCTTTGCCTTAGTATTTCCTTCAAGCTTTGCCACGCCACGGTATTTCCCCGATACCTTGTGTGCAAATTGCATCAGATAGTTGATAGCCTTTTGTTTGTCGTTCTGGCTGAGTTCGTGCTTACCACAGAATACAGCCATTCCGAATCCGGCTTGTGATTGCGCCATCCCCATAGCAGCCATCACATCAGTACCGGAAAGAGAGTCAGAAGCCGTGGCCCGTGGTGAGTCGCTCATCATCGGGCTTTTTGGCGAATGAAATTTAGCTATGCTTTCGAGTCTCATGCGCCTTCTCCCTGTACCTGAATCAATGTGAGGTTTCCGCAGAACACTGCGCCAGTATCGATATACATCTGGTTGGCAAATTTGAGTGGTTTCACTGCTGGCGTATGACCAAAGATGAACGTGTCCGCGCCTTTGATTTCTTTCACGATCCCGTCTTGTGAGTTGCTGATTCGTTCGCGGTTCCAGATTACCTGCTGATGATCAACTGGCTTTCCAAACTCGTATTTATCACAAGGATAATCGGCGTGGCAGATGACATATTTTTTTCCTTTACTCACCAGTTCGATGATTAACGGAAGTTCATCTGCTTTATGGGCAAGAGCTTTAGCCAGAATTTCTTTGTCGTAATCGAGATTAAAGAACCAGCCACCGCCATTAAGCAGCCAGTGATTGACGTTTCCACGCTCTGATAAGCCATCAATCATCATTTGCTCATGGTTTCCACGTACAGCTCTGAACCAGGGGAATGTGATTAATTCCAGGCATTCAACGTTCTCTGCACCACGATCAACCAAATCGCCCACCGAGATAAGCAGGTCTTTTTTGTTGTCGAATCCAATCGTATCCAGTTTGTTCATCAGGTTCGTGTAGCATCCGTGCAGATCGCCAACTACCCAAGTATTTCGGTATTTGCTGCCATCAATTCTTTCGTAGATATTCATGCAGCCTCACTTCTGCTGTTTCGCAGTTTTTTAAGTTTCTGTTGATACTCCGCCTTGATGGTCCTGCACTCTTCGATAGTCCAGCGATGGCGGTTATGGTTTGATTCGATTTCGTCTACTGCTTCCTGCCCGATGCGGCTAATCAGTTCGACGCGATACGGAACGAGATTTCCGCTTTTGTGCTGGTTGCACACCACACATTGCTTGTGAATATTGCGTTCATCAAATCGGAGTTGAGGTGCCGCAGCAGTTGTCCGGTAATGCCCGGCATCCCACTGAGCAGACGTGAGCGTTCCGCACGAGATACATGGTAAGTCGCGGTCTCTTTCTCTGATGAAGGCGTTTACGGCTTGTTGGGCTTGTTTAATCCAGTAACTGCGGGGCTTTAAGGCGAGTTTTTGAATCTTAAGTTTATCTTTCTGTTTCTGCTCCTCTCGTCGTCGTTTCTTCTCTGCTGCCTTTTCTGCCTTTTCCGCTTTTTCGCGTTCTTTGCTTCGTCGTTCGAGTGCTATCTTGGTTCCACACTCTGGAGAGCACCACCACTGATTAGCGAATGCAGGGTGAAACCATTCCCGACATTCATCGTTTTTACATCGTCTTCGCGCTGGTTTAGCCATCATCTTCTTCCTCGTGCATCGAGCTATTCGGATCGCTCATAAGTTCTGCGCAACAGTGCTCACACACGTGAACTTCCAGCACATGCAGCTTCTGACCGCAGTTAGCGCACGTTAAAGCTCGCTCGACGCTTTCTTGTTCGTAACTTCGATTTTGGTCAATCACCTTGTTTTCCTCGCACGTTCTCTAAGCCACCGGATATCCCACAGGTGAGCCGTGTAGTTGAAGGTTTTTACGTCAGATTCTTTTGGGATTGGCTTGCGTTTATTTCTGGAGCGTTTCGTTGGAAGGTATTTGCAGTTTTCGCAGATGATGTCGGTGAAACTTCGTCGCTGTCGTCTCATTCGTACCTCCTGTCGGTAAATCTGACACCCTGACCAATAGCCCATGCTGTCGTGTACTCAATCAGACTTGCCATACGCTTCACACTCATCTGCGCGCTGCTTTCGCGAATGTTGACGCATTCGCCTTCAAGCCCGGGTAAAACATCAGCTTCCTGTTTCGTTGCCACTGCATGACCGCTTATCAACAAAACCTTCCATTGTTCTGGTTTTAACCATTTGCCGCGCCACTGAACTTGCCTAGCGATATCTGCGACCATCGCGTGAAATTTTGCGTTCTGGTCAAGGTTGCGCTTGTAGTCAGTAATGCGGATGGTAACTGGCTTGTCTTTATCGAGTGGTGTTGCGAGGATGGCGTTGATTGCGGCTTGCTGTTGTTGCTTAGTTCGGAGGAAGATTGTTTGCTTCATCGTTACCTCAACTCACAAAACGCCACGCCACTTTTGCTACGACAACAGGCATAACACCGATAATCACCCACAGGAAAATGCTACCGAAAAGCACACCAACCAGGTCTTTACCTTCGCCTACCAGCCGGACAAAACTGCTGGCAACCACAATGAACGTCGCCACCATCCACATAGCACCGAGAATCCTCAATGCAGAAAAAATCAACTCAACCACGATTTACTCTCCCCCAAATAAAAAGGCCTGCGATTACCAGCAGGCCTGTTACAAGCTCAGTGATGTAGATGGTCATCTTTTAACTCCATATACCGCCAATACCCGTTTCATCGCGGCACTCTGGCGACACTCCTTAAAAATTAGGTTCGTGCTCATCTTTCCTTCCCGTTCTTCCTTGGTAGCAAACCGGTAATACACCGTTCGCCAGACCTTACCTTCGATAACCAGAAGACCTGCCCGTGCCATTTTAGCCGCGGCCTGATTTATGCTGGTTACTGTTGCGCCTGTTAGCGCGGCAACGTCCGGCGCACAGAAGCTATTATGCGTCCCCAGGTAATGAATAATTGCCTCTTTGCCCGTCATACACTTGCTCCTTTCAGTCCGAACTTAGCTTTGAGTTCTGCGATCTTCGCCAGAGCCTGTGCACGATTTAGAGGTCTACCGCCCATGACAGGAAGTTGTTTTACTGGTTCAGGGATCGCCTCACCACGGTTAATTCTCGCAGTCATATGGACAAGCTCATCTGCGGCCTTACGGCGTAATTCCGCATCAGTAAGCGCATTGGCCCGCATGTTCTGATACAGGTTGGTAACCAGCCAGTAGTGTAGTGGCACACTGAATTTGGCCACCTGAACAGAGGTGATATGCTCACCTCAGAACAACACAGGTGCTCCAATGAAAAAAAGAAATTTCAGCGCAGAGTTTAAACGCGAATCCGCTCAACTGGTTGTTGACCAGAACTACACGGTGGCAGATGCCGCCAAAGCTATGGATATCGGCCTTTCCACAATGACAAGATGGGTCAAACAACTGCGTGATGAGCGTCAGGGCAAAACACCAAAAGCCTCTCCGATAACACCAGAACAAATCGAAATACGTGAGCTGAGGAAAAAGCTACAACGCATTGAAATGGAGAATGAAATATTAAAAAAGGCTACCGCGCTCTTGATGTCAGACTCCCTGAACAGTTCTCGATAATCGGGAAACTCAGAGCGCATTATCCTGTGGTCACACTCTGCCATGTGTTCGGGGTTCATCGCAGCAGCTACAGATACTGGAAAAACCGTCCTGAAAAACCAGACGGCAGACGGGCTGTATTACGCAGTCAGGTACTTGAGTTGCATAACATCAGCCATGGTTCTGCCGGGGCAAGAAGCATCGCCACAATGGCAACCCTGATAGGCTTCAGAATGGGGCGCTGGCTTGCCGGCAGGCTCATGAAAGAACTGGGACTGGTCAGTTGCCAGCAGCCTGCGCACCGTTATAAACGAGGTGGTCGTGAACATGTCACTATCCCGAATCACCTTGGGCGGCAGTTCGCAGTGACAGAGCCAAATCAGGTATGGTGCGGCGACGTGACGTACATCTGGACGGGGAAACGTTGGGCATACCTTGCCGTTGTTCTCGACCTGTTTGCAAGGAAACCGGTAGGTTGGGCAATGTCGTTCTCTCCGGACAGCAGACTGACCATCAAAGCGCTGAAAATGGCCTGGGAAATCCGCAGTAAACCAGCCGGGGTAATGTTCCACAGCGATCAGGGCAGCCACTATACAAGCAGGCAGTTCCGGCAGTTACTGTGGCGTTACCAGATCAAACAGAGTCTGAGTCGACGAGGAAATTGCTGGGATAACAGCCCGATGGAGCGCTTCTTCAGGAGTCTGAAAAACGAGTGGATACCGGTGACGGGTTACATGAACTTCAGCGATGCTGCCCATGAAATAACGGACTATATCGTTGGGTATTACAACGCGCTCAGGCCGCACGAATATAACGGTGGGTTGCCACCAAATGAATCGGAAAACCGATACTGGAAAAACTCTAAAGCGGTGGCCAGTTTTTGTTGACCACTACATAAAGAGTTCGGATTAGGCAGAGACAGACGTATAGCAATCACTGAAGCTATACAGGCCAATATTGAGTTGCTATCCGGGAACAGGCGTGAGTCACTGATAGACAGAATTAAAGGCGCTGACGCAATCACTCTTCATGCGTGGCTTGACCGATATGAAACAATCCTCAGCGAGAGGGGTATCAGGCCGAAAACTCTACTCGACTACGCCAGCAAAATCAGGGCAATCCGAAGAAAATTGCCGGACAAACCGCTCGCTGACATATCAACGAAAGAGGTGGCAGCAATGCTAAACACCTACGTAGCAGAAGGTAAAGCGGCTTCCGCAAAATTAATCAGGTCAACCCTTGTTGACGTTTTTCGTGAGGCAATAGCCGAGGGGCATGTGGCTACGAATCCGGTAACAGCAACCCGCACAGCAAAGTCAGAAGTAAGGCGCTCAAGGCTGACAGCTAATGAGTATGTCGCGATTCACCATGCAGCCGAACCTCTCCCAATCTGGCTGAGGCTTGCGATGGATTTGGCCGTCGTTACAGGTCAGAGAGTCGGCGATTTGTGCAAAATGAAATGGTCAGACATAAACGACAACCATCTTCACATTGAACAGGGTAAAACAGGGGCTAAGCTCGCCATTCCGCTGACGCTAACGATTGACGCGCTCAATATCTCATTGGCCGATACACTACAGAAATGCAGGGAGGTCAGCGGCAGTGAAACAATAATTGCATCAACGCATCACGAACCGCTTTCCCCGAAAACAGTATCTAAGTATTTTACAAAGGCGAGAAATGCATCTGGACTCTCATTTGATGGAGACCCGCCAACATTCCATGAACTGCGTAGCCTGTCGGCGAGGCTATACCGGAATCAGATTGGCGATAAGTTTGCTCAACGTCTTCTCGGGCATAAATCAGATTCAATGGCGGCGCGGTATAGGGACAGCCGAGGGAGAGAATGGGACAAAATTGAAATCAACAAATGA